GCATCAAGAACTGCATTTGCTGCATTCTCACTAATCGTCAGTGTTTCCATTTGTTAAACTCCATAGACCTAATTTGCCTTTAGTAGCGATTGTTAAACTTGCTATTTCTGGATTATGTAAAACCCATGCGTATTTATCATTATCATCTATGGTACAACACCCATCAAGTGCCGCTTGAGGTTTTGGTATATCTTCACCAATTTTTTTAATATCTACCAATTCTACTTTTCCTAGTATATATCCATGCATGGCCATGTAATCAATACTTATATGATTATTTTTTAATCTTGATATACCTTTTACAGTATTTACATCATACTCTTTTACAGGCACTTTTGCTGAATGTATATACAATGGTCCACGATACTTTGTAGACCAAGATCTAATCTCATACTTTTTAATTCCTGCTAAAATTAAAAATGCGTATGGATTTTTAACTGTTAAAACTTTGATATCTTTCATGACTTGAAATGAGAAGTCTACTTCCTCCTGTATGTTTATAAAAAGTTTGTTTAGTCAATTTTGTTAATCGTAAAGCATCATTTAGTGATCTACCATCCAAAACATATTGACTCGCTTGTTTAACTTTATCTTTTATTCTAACTTTTCTTTCTGGTACATAAGGAGTATATTTTGTTATTGCTTTCCACCTAGATTTATTTCTAGTCATTGCTTCATGAAATGTCCATCTACCAGACTTCCAAGCATCATATGCTAATTGTGCTCTTTTCTTTGTGATGGATGGATCATAAGGACGACCAGGTGGAATATGATAAACAGTAACTAAAGATTGTTTACCTTTTTTTGTATTATATTTTGCTACTCTGGTGACAGGGAAACATAATTTAATTGGATCATTAGTATTAATTTTACTTCCAAATTTAAATTGAACATCATCTTCCATCTCTTCCAAGCTTGGACAATGTTCATCAAAAACTTCCCACATCCACCAATGAAATGAATTAGAAAAGCATGCGTCTTCAAACTCGTGCTCATCCATAACAACAGGACGCCACGGATCACCCATCACAGGATGATAATCACACAATTCATCTAAATATGCTCTTCTAATTAATGAAATCATAGAAAAAACTTATCATCTCTTTCTAATGCTTTGATTTCTTTTTTGAAATCTCTTTGTCTCTGTCTCTCAGCCTCTTCACGTTTTAATCTTTTTTTTAAAGATGGTTTTTTGTAGTGTCTCCTATCTTTAAGTTCTTTAAAGAGTCCTTCAGTAACCAATAAATTTTTTAACTTATCAATCGCTTTACCTACATTATTATCATAAACTTTCACTTTAATCATATAGCATCCTTTTTATTAAAATTATTTTGTAATTCTTTTTGTTGAATTTGTAATTGTATACTTGAACAAAAATATGTTAAATTATAAGCAACTTGAGCTTGTTCTGGTGGTAAAACACCACTCATGTTTGCACCAAATTCTTTTTTCCAAGTTTCAAAATCATATCTTTTTTCATATTCATTCATCACACACTCAACAGTTTTATATAGATGTATTGGTAGAAATCTATTTCTAACATCTGGCCTTGCTGATAGTTGTGCGAACATCATAGATGTCCAAAAATGTTTTTCTTCTACTGGCCATTTTTTAACTAACTGTTTTGTGGTATTTGTTTTTTGTTTTGGTTTAACTTCTGTATTTTTATTTGAACATCCCAAAAGCATCAACACACAAATCATTACTAATAAAAACCTAAACATTGTCTTCCTTTAGTAAGTAATTGATCTTACATATATTTAGGTAAATTTGTGGTAGCCCGACTAGGAATCGAACCTAGAATGAGAGCTTAGAAGGCTCCTGTTATATCCATTTAACTACCGGGCCTCATCCTTCATAAACCAATGTAAATATGTCAATTGCACCTTTATCATTACAATGATCAGTAATACAAGTAGAATTTAATCTTTTATTAATTTTTTGTAAGTTTCCATTAACATCATAACTAAATGATGTGTCTGTTCTATAAGCGGGCGGACATGAACCTTTTTCCAATAAGTTAGAACTTATTTTATTTCCATCATCATCAAGTTTAATTATTTTAACTGTAGCTATAGGACAAGAAATAACTCTGGATTTTCCATTTTCTCTAAATGAGGTTGACCCATTTATTCTAACATAATATTCATTATTTGATAATTTTACATATTTAAAATTAAAACCTTCAGAAAAATATGTTTTACTCATCTCAGTCCCTAAAATAGTTTGTAACATTCTCAAAGAATAAGTACCCTCTTTAATATAAGGCTTTTCTTCTTTTTTTACATGAGTAACTTTTTTCTCAGGCGCCTTTTGTACTATTTTTTGTTCATATATTTGAACCTTTTTACAATCAGGACAATCACCAGTTTGAATATCTTGTTGACAACCCATTGGATTATCACAAATTTGTTCAACATAAGTTGATTCAGTTTCAACCTTTTCAATAACATTTGATTTAACTGATTCTCTATTTAAAACAGAACCAATTGGTTGAATCTTTTTTTCCTCAACAACCTCAACTTTTTTTTGTGGATTGAGTAATATACCAGTAGGTTGTAGTTTTGTGACTTTAGGTTTACCAAAATCTTTTGATGAACTATCAACTGGTTTCATACGATATTCACCACTTTCTTCATCAATCCAGACTTGATATTGAACACCATTCATAGTGACAATTTTACCAAAAACTGGGGTGATTACCAAACTAAACAACAGGGCAAGAATTACCTTTCTCATAACAGATCCATATTAGGGGGTTGAACCAACCATTGAGATTCCTCACTATGAGAATTCTCATCTTCATACAAACCTAGTATATCAAGAATCATCGCAAATGTCAAGTTTTTTGCTGCCGCCCTTTTCCACCAGACTTTTTTGCCGGCGACTTCTTCTTAACCTCCTGTTCTGGAAGAAGATCCGGAAAAGCTTCCCGAACCAACTTATACGTGATGGTATCATAAAGTTCATTGAATTTTTTATCCTTCATGGCAATCACGATCTTCGCCTCGTCAGGATGAATATTTTCGAGCATTTGAATAAAGATGCTCTCTCTTTTTATCTGTTCTATATTTGCACCACCTCCTTCACAGAATATGTAGAATTTACGAACTTCAGGATACAAAGTAGTCGGAAAGCCTTCCGGTGTTCCCCTAAAAACATAAGGCGGGGTTCCTTCTGGTAAAAGAAATTTTATACCAGGATGAAAAGCATGTTGCAATATCTTTTTGCAATGCTCATTCGCCATTTGTCTTAATACATTCACTTTTTCTTTTTTTGGAGCCACTTGGACTGCTTGAAATATATGTGGTATACTTTCTGCCATATTAAAATTCCTCTATAACATCCATTAAATTTTTAAGTCTATGTTTCATAAAATAATTTAACATATCTTTTTTAGATTTACATTGATCTGTCTCTTTCCACTCAACAAGAATCTTTTCTTCAATTCTTTCTGGAATACATGATAGATCAATTAATGTTTTGTTTCTTGAATATCTGTAGTTATTACTTTCTGACAAATTATCCATATCCAATTCAGCAATTTTCTTTTTAGTGAGTGGTATCTGTCTGCGTTCTTCAACAAATACATTATCATCACTTAGAATGTTTGGAATACCATCACTCTTATCGCCTCTTAATATATGTTCATCTAGATATGATTTAGGATCTTTATCTGTAATAAACTTTTTAGCGATGGGTGAAAATTGTTTCACATTGTCATATTGATGTAACTGAATAAAATCTTTATCACTAGAGATAATCATTACATTTTGTTTTTCTTCAAACATACCATTCATACCTGCTGGTATAGTTTCTTCAGTTTGAAGATGTTTACAAAGAGTTGCGATAATATCATCAGCCTCACATTCCTCAATGTGCATGACAACATAAGGTAAATGATTTTTTATCTCATCTCTGACCTTATTTAGTGAAGTAAATAAATCTTCCCAAGAAAATGAAGAATCACCAGATACATAGTTTTCTTCATCTTTAGCTCGCTTCATCTTTCTAGGAGCTTTATATTGTGGGAAGAATTGTTTTCTCCAAGTATTGTAACTATCACAACATAAAACTATGTCACCATAATCTTTATATTG